TTCCAAGGTTTTGCATGACCGTGTAGTAAAAAACAAAGAAGGTGATTGATTTGGCTGGAAAACGACAGCCCGCTGCCAGCCGGTGGTCCAACACGCCGGAATATGTAGAATTAAAAAATGATATGCTGGATGACCTGGACACTCGTGGGTTGGTGGGGCGGCAATACACCGATAAGGTGCAAGAATATATGAATCTTTGGTGTTGGTTAAAAATGCTCAACGAGGATGTTGTAACGCGCGGGGTCTATGTCGAATATTCAAACGGGGCTACGCAAAAAGGGACCACCGACAATAAGTCACTGACTATTGCGACCAGGGTCTCGGCTCAAATGCTGAACATATGGACAGCGCTTGGATTCCGCGAACAGGCGACAAGCTCCAGGCCGCAAACAGGCGGTGAGGATGATGAGCTGTAAGCTTCCTGTGGAGGTAAGCAATTATATTGAAATTGTTGAATCAAATCAACCGCGTGCCTGTAAGGAACAACGTTCCCTGGTCGCTCATGTCCGCAACTGCTTTGAAACGGAGGAGCTTTATGTTGATACCGAACAGCTGAATAAATATCTTGGTTTGATTAAGTATTTCCCCTATGATCGCCTTTTCCCCTGGGAGGCGTTTGTTCTTGCATTATGGGATTGTACCTATAAGGCTGATGGGATGCCACGGTGGAAAACTTTATTTTGCATGGTGGGACGCGGTGCGGGAAAGGATGGTTTTATTGCTTTTGATTCAGCCTGCTCGGTTTCTCCATACAACCCGGTCGCGCATTACAATGTGGACATATGTGCAAATAACGAGGAACAGGCTGTTACTCCGGTCAAAGACCTCGCGGAGGTCCTTGAAAATCCAAAATTTGAAGCGAAGCTAAAAAAGCATTATTACCATACCAAAGAGATTATTCAGGGACGCAAAAATAAGGGAGTAATGAAGGGCCGAACCAATAACCCAAAGGGCCGGGATGGAATGAGATCAGGAAAAGTCGTTTTCAATGAGGTTCATGCTTTTGAAAATTACGACAATATCAAAGTTTTTATAACCGGTCAAGGAAAGGTGGCACAGCCCCGTGTGGGAATATTTACTTCAAATGGAGAAATTTCAGACGGCCCTTTGGATGATTATTTAGCGCGTGGCCGGCGGATTTTGTTTGAAGGCGAACCGGACAATGGATTTTTGCCGTTTATTTGCTGCCTGGAAAATAAAGAGCAGGTGCATGATCCTGAAAATTGGTATATGGCAAACCCTTCCCTTTATTATCTTCCACACCTTCGCCAGGAGATTGAAGATGAATATCGGGATTGGTGCGAACACCCAGAGCAGAACGGCGACTTCATAACAAAGCGAATGGGAATACGGGCAGGGCAAAAGGAAATTAGCGTGACAGACTACGAGAAGGTAAAATTGACCAACCAGAAGCTGCCGAATATGAAAGGATGGTCCTGTACTGTTGGCATAGACTACGCCGAATTATCAGACTGGGCGGCGGTAAACCTTCATTTCCGCCGTGGGCCCGAACGCTACGACCTTAATCACGCATGGCTGTGCGCTCAATCAAAAACTCTCAGCCGGGTGAAAGCCCCCTGGAAGGATTGGGCTAAACAGGGGCTTGTAACGGTTGTCGAAGACGTTAGCATTCATCCCGATTTACTTGCTGCCTATATTCAGCAAGCGGCAGGGATTTATAATATCAAGGGTTTAGCGATGGATCATTTTCGTTGGACCCTGGTGTCTGAGAGCATGAAAAAAATAGGATTTGACGCCAATGATCGAAACCGTGTAAAACTGGTTAGGCCTTCCGATATTATGATGATTGAGCCAGTCATCCAGGAGTGCTTCGACCGCGGCCTTTTCCATTGGGGAGATAATCCATGTTTACGGTGGGCGGTGAACAACACCAAGCGGACGCGCAGCTCAAAAAATAAGGGTGTAGACACGGGAAATTTTATCTATGCCAAAATAGAAGGAAAAAGCCGAAAAACAGATATGTTTATGGCGTTGGTTGCCAGCGTAGTTATAGAGCCTGTTTTAGGCGACGGAATGCCCGTTTCAGCCCCTCCAATCGGGGCGATCAGGCTATAGAAAGGCGGTGGTTATTTGGGGCTGGATTTTTTTAAGCTTTTCCGAGCTCAAAAAGAAAAGGGAAAGGTGGAGATAGTAGATGTAACATGCCGGGAGCTGTTTGAGGCCGCTCAAGAATATCAAATCCGCGAACTTTGTTTTTGGATATGCGTTGATATGATTGCAAATGCAATGGGGCGCTGCGAGATTAAAACATTTCAGGGAAACGAAGAGGTATTTGAAAAAGAATACTATATGTGGAATTATTCCCCGAACATCAACCAGAACTCAACCATGTTTATGCATAAACTGATTGCACAGCTGTACCAAGACAATGAGGCCTTGATTGTCAACGCTCTCCCTGTGGATGGGAGAGAGACGCTTGTGGTCGCTGATGACTGGGAGGACCCAGAAGAATGGCCCAGCAGGCAAAATGAATATCGCGGAATCGTAGTTGACAACTATCAATACCAATACCCCATTTACGAAAACAATGTGATTCATTTGAAATTAAACCATAAAAATATGCGTCCGGTTGTCAACGGATTATATCAGTCTTATTTTCGTTTAGTACAAGCTGCGATCAAGAACTATGAATGGGATCAGGGGCAGCATTGGAAAGTCCATGTCTCGCAGATGGCGCGTGGAGATGAAGGCTGGGCCCAAAACTTCCAAGCTATGATCGAGGCTCAGGTAAAGCCCTTTCTGAATAGCAACGGGGCGATATTACCGGAATTTGATGGATATGAATACGAGAAAGCAAGCGGAACCAGCGGCGCGAAAGACACACGTGATATTAAAAATCTGATTGAGGACATCTTTGATTTTACCGCCAGGGCCTTTTTAATCCCCGCTGTTCTGGTCAATGGAAAGGTAGAGGGAACTGCCGACGCAAACACCAGGTTTTTGACAAATTGCATTGATCCAATTTGTGACCAGCTTCAGGAGGAAGCCACAAGGAAACGCTATGGCTATGACGGATGGCATAGGGGCGATTTTATCCGTGTGGATTCTTCCTCGATTATACATTTTGATTTGTTTGAGAACGCCGCCAATGTAGAAAAGCTGGTGGGCTCCGGCGCGTATACCATCAACGACGTGCGGAGGGCGGCAAACCAGGCAATAATTAACGAGCCGTGGGCGGATGAGCACTATATGACCCTGAACATATCAACAATGGGACAGGCCACCCGCCCGCTTACTCAGGAAGGAGGAGAAGTTGAATGAGAAAAAACATGTGGGAAATCAAACAGGCTGCGTCTGAGAACACGCTGGATTTGTTTATCTATGGCGACGTTGAAGGAGATAATTATGATTGGTGGACCGATGAGGTTATTCGCTCTGAAACCTCAGCGAACTTTTTCCGCGAGGAGCTGGCAAAATATCCAAACGTTACCGAGATTAACATTTACATCAATTCTTATGGCGGCTCTGTATTTGAGGGCACTGCGATTTATAACCAGCTCAAACGCCACCCCGCGCACAAGACAGTATATGTGGATGGTTTTGCCTGCTCAATCGCTTCTGTCATTGCAATGGCGGGAAACACCGTAATCATGCCCAAAAACGCTCTAATGATGATTCATAACATGTGGATGGGAACGGTTGGAAACGCTGCTGAACTACGAAAAGCGGCAGACGATCTAGATGTTATCAATGCTGCTGGACGGCAGGCCTATTTACAAAAAGCAGCCGGTAATCTCAGCGAGGAAACACTTATTCAAATGATGGATGAGGAAACGTGGTTGACAGCAGAACAGTGTATTCAATATGGACTAGCCGACCAATTTGCGGAGCAAGAGGCTGATATGAGCAATGCGGGACAAATTTTGCAAAAGGCAAATCTTAATTTGGAGCAGCGAATCGGGATTCAAAGAAGCCTGGCGGCCCAACTAAGGGATCTTGTTCAGAAATTGCCTGAAAATTCCAAAGACAACATGAAACAAAGTAAAGAACCCGGTCCCGGCATTATGCAAATGCTGGCCGGGATTTTTAATGTCTAAAAATGAAAGGAGAAAAACATGAGATCAAACGACATTTTGAGCCGTGAGGAAATTCGCGGACTACTTCAGAAAGCAATCAGGGAAAACGACACCGAGGGTTTTTATCGGGCGTTCGACCAAATAATTGAATGCATTAATCAGGACATTCAGCAGCGTTATGACGCACAGGTGAACGACCTCAAGCAAGAAATGGATTCTAGGGCTTTGGCCCAGCGCGGGGTGCGGCAGCTGACCAACAAAGAACGCGATTATTACCAGAAAGTTGCAGAGTGTATGCGGTCTAAGGACCCGAAGCAGGCATTGGCAAACGCTGACCTGGTGATGCCCAAAACCATTATGAATGCGGTCTTTGACGAACTACAAACCCGCCATGAGCTGCTTTCCTTGATTGAATTTATCCCGACCACAGGCCTAACCGAAATGATTATGAACACCAACGGTTATCAGGAGGCTGTGTGGGGCAAGCTGTGCGACGATATTGTCAAGGAGCTAGTTTCCGGGTTTGAAACCATCGACATGACACTGCTGAAACTGTCGGCATTTATTCCGGTTTGTAAGGCAATGCTTGATTTGGGCCCGGAATGGCTGGACGATTATGTGCGCCAGGTTCTCTATGAAGCGCTTGCAAACGGCCTGGAGGCTGGAGTCGTCGCAGGCGACGGCAATGAAAAGCCCATCGGGATGAACCGCCAGGTTGGAAAAGGCGTGACTGTTACCGGCGGCGTCTATCCCGAAAAAGCAAAAATCTCTGTTACAGATTTGCAGCCCGGGACTATTGGCAACCTGCTCTCTCTTATTGCTGTTGACCCGAATGGTAAGCCTCGGACGTTGCGAGACGTCGTAATGATTGTCAATCCGCAGGACTATTTCCAGAAGGTTATGCCGGCTACAACCCTGATGGCGCCGGACGGTACATACAGAAATGATGTTATGCCCTATCCTATGCGCATCGTCCAGTCTATGGCGCTAGACCGCGGAGAGGCTATTCTCGGCATTGCCTACAAATATTTTGCCGGGGTCGGTATGGGCAAGGAAGGAAGAATTGAATACGACGATTCCTATCATTTCCTTGAAGATGAGCGTATGTATTTGATTAAACTATACGCCAACGGGTTCCCGATGGACAATAACGCTTTCCTGTTCCTGGACATTTCTGCTTTGCAGCCCGCGATCTGGAAGGTGGAGCAAGTAACGCCGGCAACGCCATCCAATAACGCTGCGCTTTCTGATCTGAAAATCGGCAGCTTGACCCTGGATCCGGCGTTTACTTCTGAAACGACTACCTATACCACAACCACTTCCAATGCAACCAACACTATTACGGCGACACCGGCAGACGCAAAAGCCGCTATTGAAGTGAAGGTTGGCGAAGCCGAGGTTGATAACGGCTCAGCTGCCACCTGGCAGGAGGGCTCCAACACAGTGACAATCAAGGTAACTGCTGCCGATGGTAAAACTACAAAAACGTACACAGTTACTGTCACTAAATCGTGATGAAGCGGGCGGAAATTCCTGCTGAACTTCTTGCAGACGTTAAAAATTATCTGAATATTACCTGGGAGGACAAGGCCACGGATGGGAAGATCCGTGGCCTTATTGCCTCCGGTTCGGTTTATTTGGACGGAAAAGGCGGAGAAGCGATGGACTATGAAACCGATGGAGAGCCCCGCACCCTGCTTTTTGAATATGTACGTTATATGCGGGATGGAGCGCAGGACGTGTTTGAAAACAACTATTTAGCAAGAATCCTTGCCATGCAGAACGAAAGGGCGGTGGGCCGGCATGTGGAAAGCGCCGCACCGTCCGGCTGACAATCAAATCACGCAAGTGTTTAATGATGGTCTGGTGACGGTTTACGCTGTCACAGACATTGCAGAGCCCGGCTATCAGCCTAAACCGGGGCTAAAGAAAAAGCTTACCCTTCGTTATGAAGAGCAGCGGCTCGGTATTCAGCGGTTATATAGCGGACGGCAAAACCAGGTTGAGCTTGAACGGGTTATCAGAACGCCGCGGGCTGGTGATGTAAATAATCAGGATGTTGCGGTTACTGAGGACGGAAAACAGTACCGGATAGATACGGTCCAATCAGTACAGAATGTTTTCCCTTCAAGTATGGATATAACCCTTGCAAAAATTGAGCAGAGGTTTGAGGTTTCAAATGAGATGGTTTGAAAAAATTATTGCTGTACACACAGCGGTGACAGACGCGGTGAGCCATGCGCAGAGAATAAAGTCGGAGCGCTATTTTGTCTGGCAGGAAGAAGGAGCAAATGATTTTGAAGCTGGAAACCAACATGCGGAGCGAACGATAACTGGGAGCACTGATTTATTTACTAAGCAGGAGTTTGACCCCTGGAAGGATGATTTTGAAACCTCTCTAAATAATAATGAAATAGCCTGGTTCCTTAATTCGGTTCAATTTGAGGAGGACACAGGCTTTTATCATTATGAATGGGTGTGGGAGGTACTGGATGGCTAGTTTTACTTTCAAAGGGATGGAGGAATATGAAAAAAAAATCTCCCTTCTTTATAAAGACACACGGAATGTTTGCAGGAAGGCTGTCTATGCCGGCGCAAAGGTAGTCGCGGACGCTGTTAAGGAAAATATGGAAGCCCTGCCGGCAAAACCAGAGCTTGAAGGTATCGTTGCTTACGCAAAAAAGGACCCCGCCCCGCTTACTGTAGGGCAGAAACAAGGGCTGATAAAAGGGTTCGGTATTTCACCCTTAGAGGTCAAAGACGGATATATTAATGCGAAATTAGGCTTTTCCGGGTACAACAACGTAAAGACAAAGAAATACCCAAAAGGTCAGCCAAACGTGCTTGTTGCGCGGGGAATAGAAAGCGGTACCTCAGACAGGGAAAAACACCCTTTTGTGCGACCGGCGCTGAATAAATCTAAAAAGCCTGCGGTAGAGGCTATGAAGCAGGCTGTTGATGAAGACATTGAACAGAATTTGAAAGGACGATGAGATTAATGGCGGCAGGTAAAGTTATTACGGGCTTTTCAAAGCCCTATGTAGCAGTATATTCGGCCTCTGGCGGAACCGTCACCTATTCCAAAGGGATGGAGCTGGCGCGAGGTGTTGGCGTAAGTACGGATTATGAGGTTGGAGACAGCAACCCATTTTATGCAAACAATGTGGAAGCTGAAAATGTTCCCGGCGTATTCACCGGAGGGACGGCGACGCTTACGGTTGACGGGCTATTTGCCGAGGCGGAAGAGTTAATTTTTGGCCTACCGGAGCCGGAATCATTTGAATATGGGGCGGACAAAACCGTTCAGGTCCGTAATTATGGAGAAGCGGCGGTTCCGCCCTATGTTGGAATCGGTTTTATTATCCGGTACATGTCGGGCGGCGTGACTACATATGCCCCCTATGTTTTAACAAAGAGCCGGTTCCAAATGAGCGGAAACGAGGCGAACACTCAGGAGGAATCTATTGAATGGCAGACCAGGGAGCTCACAGCCGACCTAATGAGGGATGATACCCCGCAGAAAAATTTCCAGAAGATTTTTGACGATCAGGAGACCGAAACCGAAGCAGAGGAAATTCTGAAGGCTTTCTTCAAGATTACCGGAGGAGGCGCGTAAGATGGTAAGCATAACCGTTGGAGGGAAAGAATATCCGCTAGCATTGACCGTGCAGGCCTTTTCAGATATTTCCGACCTTTGCCCTGGCAAGGATTTTGACAGAATCAACGAGATTAACCAGCTGCCTACCGGGGATCTGGCAAAAGTTTCAATCAAGATTTTGGCGGCGCTGAGCAATGGTGCTGAAGAGCAGCGGGCCTTTAGTGATCCGGCGTACGAGAAGCAACCGCTCAATACAAAGGAGCTTCTCAATATGCCCGTCAAGGAATATCTTTCTTTGTGTCAAGGCGGAATCCTGGCAATTATTGCTAAAGCTATGGGCGGGGAAACCGTAGAGGTTGAACCCGCAAAAAAAAAGGAAAAAGCCGCAAAATAAGGTTTAACCGGGCCTGGTTTTTATTCTATGGAAGAATGCTGAATATGAGCAAGCAGGAAATCCTATGCACCTCTTATGCAGAGATGTGCGACATGATTTCCTGCTTTTCTATTTTTAATGGAGCAGAGCCCAAAAAGATAAAAGAACCCTGTTCTATGGACGGATTGCTAAAGCTGAGGTGATAAAATTATGGCCGTAAATATCGGACCTAAAATCGGAATTGACGGGGAAGCAGAGTACAGAAAACAACTCAATAATATTATTGAACAGGCAAAAACGCTTGATACGGAAATGCGGCGTGTCACCTCTTCCTTTACGGAGAATGACTCCGAGCAGGAAAAGCTTTCCGCACAAATGAAGGTTCTAAATGAACAGATTCGCGTGCAAAAGCAGCGGGTCGATCTATTAGATCAGGGCCTTAGAGAATCATCGCAAAAATATGGGGATAGCGCTACACAAACTCTAAAATGGCGGCAGGCGCTGAACGACGCGAAAACATCGTTGAACAATATGGAGCACAGCCTTGATTCAACAGATGATGGTATCGAGGATGTTACTGAAAGCATGAAAGACGGGGAAAAGGCTGCTTTTTCGTTTGGTGACGCCTTGACCGCAAATCTAACCGCTTCAGCAATAACCGGTGCGCTCAGCTCGCTCAAAGATGGAATAGACGGGATTGTCGAGGGCTCGAAAGAATATCAAAAAATCATGGGCAGCCTGGAAGTTTCCAGCGAGCGTGCCGGCTACAGCGCGGAGGAGACGGCTGAAACCTATAAAACGCTTTACGGTGTCCTTGCCGACGACCAGACAGCGGCTACAACGACCGCGAATCTCCAGGCGCTGGGTTTAGAGCAGGAACAGCTTACAGAGCTGACAGACGCGGCAATCGGCGCATGGGCCACATATGGCGACAGCATTCCGATTGATGGGCTCGCTGAAAGTATCAACGAAACCATCAAGGCCGGTACGGTAACGGGCAATTTTGCAGATGTGCTGAATTGGGCCGGCACCAACGAAGACGAATTTAACGAAAAGCTGAAGCAGGCAAAATCTCAGACCGAACGAACCAACATCGTCATGCAAGAGCTTGCCAGCCAAGGATTGCCAGACGCCGGACAGGCATGGAGAGATACCAACAAGGATCTGGTAGAGGCCAACGAGGCAACCTCTGATTTTCAGGATAGCACAGCAAAGCTCGCAAAAAAACTCAGCCCGGTCTCCACTGCTGTGCAGCGGGGCTTTAATGGGATTGTCGATTCGGCCCTGGAGCTAACCGAGGATGTGGACATTGACGGCTTTGTAGACGCGATTGATGATGGCTTTGATTTTATCAAAAAGACAGTGTTGCCGGGAATTAAGGGCCTGTTTGATTTTGTGATTGACAACAAGGATGCAGTTATGGTCGGTTTAACCGGTATAGGCGCGGCTTTTGCCACCTGGAAGGTAGCGACCACAATTTCAAATGTCACGAAAACAATTAAAGCCATGACGGATGGCGTTAAGGGCGCAAATACTGCGATGAAGCTTTTCAACGCGACCCTTGGTGCAAATCCGGCAATGGCTGTTGCTACCGCTGTAGGCCTTCTGGTGACAGGAATTGGCTTTTTGATCGCTGAGACCCAAAAGGAAACCGAAGAGGAGCGCATCGCACGCGAAGCCCTAGAAGCAAAAAAGAAGGCCCTTGACGAAACTATAACCTCTTATGAAAACGCACGAGACGCCGCTTATGAATCCGCAAATGCTGACCTGGCACAGATTCAGAACGCAGAGAAGCTTTATAGCGAATTAACAACACTTGCCGATGAGACTGGAAATGTGACAGATAAAGACCGGGCGAGGGCGCAATTTATCTTAGGAGAGTTAAATGCAGCTCTGGGCACCGAATACGAAATGACAGGCAATCAGATCAAGAACTATCAAACCTTGCAGGATGAAATCGGCAAGACGATAGAGACAAAGCGTGCAGAGGTCATGCTGGCGGCTCAAGAGGAAGTGTACAAAGAGGCTATAAAGGCCCGTTCGGCAGCAGAAGAAGACGCGAATATAAAATATAAGGAACTACTTGAACAGCGCCAAAAAATGGAGGAAAAATATGGCGCTTTTGTCGCGGAGCATACTCAAGAGGAAATCAACCAGATGGAACTAAGCGGAAATGCGGAAGCGCTCGCGTATAATACGCAGATGGAACTATTGAAACAAAAAGAAAATGCGTACAAAGAAAGCGATGCTACTTTAAACGGTATTTATCAAAATATTACAGCATATGAGGCGGCGGCCACAGCGGCTTTAAGTGGCAATGTTGATGAAACCGTTGAAATTCTCGGAAAGCAAAATGACGGATTTAAAACAGCCGCAAGCGTTGCGGGCGAATCTACCGAGGAGCAGAAGCGAATCCTTGAAGAACAATATGAAAACGCATTACTTACCCTTGAAAGGTACGAGCAGAAATATAATGAGGGAATAGAAGGTTATAACGAGGACACCCTCAATACGCTCAGGAAAACTGCCGAAAATGCAAAGATAGAGGCTGAAAAAATTGGCGCTAATATAGGCTCTAGCACACAGCTTGGCCTTTATAACGCCTCTGCCAGTTTGACCAATACTGTGGGCAGTGTTTTCGGCAATGCAATCAATGCAGCCAAAAAAGCGTTAGGCATCCATTCTCCATCAAAAGTATTTAAACAGTTTGGCGCGCTTTCGGGTGAAGGCTTCGAGCTCGGGCTATCGGACAGTATGAAAACAGCCTTTAAATCCACAGAAAAGGAAATAAAGGCCGGAATGTCCAGGCTGTCCGCTCAAGCCGATATTCATCCCTTTAGCCTTCCGAGCAGCGCGATTTCAGCCGGCAACGTGTACACCAAAACTAATTCCTATGGCGATTTTACTTTTACCGTGGTTGCACATCCGGGTATGGATGAAGAGAGAATCGCCGATGTTGTTATGCAGAGAATGCAGGCAGAGGTATTAAGAAGGGAGGCGAGCTTTTCTAAATGAGCGTTATATTTTGGGCTGGCGTGCCGTCGTATAGCTGCAATGTGGTCGTTGAGCGGTTTCCAAATCAGCCGGGCCCTTCCCGGCGCTATGAAACAATTCAAGTCGCAGGCAGAAACGGCGATTTGTTGATTGATACAGGGGCGTATGACAACTACACTCAGCCCTATGAAGTGTATTTCAACGCCAATCAAAACAAAACTCCAGCGGGCGCAAGGGCTGTCCGCGCCTGGCTTCAATCTCCTATCGGCTATCAGCGCCTCGAAGATAGCTATGATCCTGAGTTTTACCGTATGGCCTATTATGCCGGGCCTACCGAGATTGAAAATGCGATGAACCTTTTCGGCCGGCTAACGATTTCCTTTGTGTGCAAGCCGCAGCGGTGGAGAAAGGACGGCGAACGCTCTATTCCAATGGCTAAGGCCCAAACGCTGTATAATAGTTTATTCCCGGCTCTGCCGTTGATTAAGGTCAACGGGACAGCAGCCGGGAATTTATATGTAGGCTCTTATCGCGTTCAGATTAAAGAGCTCAACGATTATATTATGCTGGACAGCGAATTGCAGGACGCCTACCGTGAAGAGCAGAACAAAAACAATACAATCTCCGCCAGCGCCTTTCCGATTCTTGAACATGGAGAGAATGCAATCAGTTGGGACGGCGGCATAACCGGCATAGAGGTTACGCCTAGATGGTGGACGATATGACAACGCCTAAGCTGCCAATGGACAGAAGCAAGCCGATTATGAGCCCAGCTAGTGCCAGGATAGAGAAAATTAACACGCAGATTTTTATCATAAGTGGCGTAATACCCCTTGCTTCAGCTATGGGGATATAAGCCACACCATGTTTCCCCGTTAGGAGGGCAACATCTTGCATTAGATAGTAAATAGTAGTATAATAT